GCACCCGGTCCTAATACCGACTTATTAGGAAAAAATCCGATGAACGAAATCGAAACACTGCGCACCGAGCGCGCTGCTAAGCTTGCAGAAGCTCGAGCCATTCACGCCAAAAGCGAATCTGAAAAACGAGCTTTGACTCCCGAGGAGCAAACCGCGTTTGATAATCTTGTTGCCGAGGTTGATGATCACGAAATGCGAATCGGGGAACTTGAGGCGGCATCTCCCGCACCCGCAACCAACTCCGCAGACGCTGGCACCACCCGCAGCGCCAAGCTTGCCGAGCTCGATGAAAAAAGCAAGAAAGTGGCGACAAGGAAGTCAGCACCCATTGAAGCTCCTGCGTTTGTACGCGATCTTGGAGATCGTCAAGCAACTGCAGACCGAGCCCTGGCCCTTCGAGGATGGCTGGGATTTCACAGCGTGAACGGCGCTTCTGATGCCCAACGCCTTGCAGCTCAGCGCTCTGGCCTTGAGCTTGGGAACAATCGCTTAAGCTTCAAGCTCGGTGCCAAGGCTCCCAAGAACATCGCTGAAGCTCGCGCTCAATCCCTTTCTGGTTCCGCTGGTGGTTACACCGTGCCACAGGGTTTTCTCAATCAATTGGAAGCTTCTTTGTTGGCATTCGGTGGGATGCGAGAAGTCGCAACCATTATCCGAACTGGCGAAGGAAACGACTTACCGATTCCAACCGTGAGCGATCACAGTAATGTCGGCGCAATCCTTGCTGAAAACACCCAAGTCGCTGAGCAGGATGTGACCTTCGGTCAGATCACGCTCAAGGCTTACAAGTACAGCTCAAAGCTCATCCGAGTTTCTGCTGAACTTTTGCAGGATACAGCGATTGATTTGGAATCATTTATCGGGGGGGCTTTAGGGGAGAGAGTGGCAAGAATTTTAAACACTCACTTCACCACAGGTGACAACTCCAGCAAGCCCCAGGGCATTTCAGCATCCGGTTCCAGCGTCACCGCTGCCGCAACCGGTGCTGTGACCTATGCGGAACTGGTGGATCTCCAGCATAGTCTTGATCCTGCCTATCGTGCGAATGCAAGATTCATGATGCACGACAGCACTTTCAAGGCTATCAGGAAATTGGTGGACGATCAGAATCGTCCGATCTTCCAGCCTGACATCAGCGCCTCATCTCCTGGCACACTGCTCGGCTCGCCGATCGTGATCAACCAGGATGTGGCAACGATGGCAGCTTCCGCCAAGGCGATCTATTTTGGTGACTTCAGCAAGTACATCATCCGCGATGTCCAGGACTTCACCCTCCTGCGTCTCGAGGAAAGGTACGCTGATTATCACCAAGTCGGTTTCGTTGGATTCTCCCGTCACGACGGAAGAATCCTCGATGCTGGCACTGACCCCATCAAGCACTTGGTGATGGCAGCAAGCTAATGAAAGTTAAATTCCTCACCTCCGTGGCCGGTTTGAATTTTGGCTATGATGCGAATCTGGTCTATGATCTGCCGGACTCGGAGGCAAAAAAATGCGTTGATCTTGGGTGGGCAAGCGTCGTTGAGGCGCTTGCTCCTCCACTCCCCGAAACCCGTAAAAACAAGGCTGAGAAGGCAACCACCAAAAAACACAAAGAGACTCGCTAATGCTCACGGTCACCACGCCACCAGCGACCGAACCAGTCACCCTCGCAGAGATGAAACTGCATTCGAGGATCGACACCCTAGAGGATGACGACCTCATCCTCGGCTTGATCTCGGCGGCGCGTCAGCACATCGAGCAGATGGCAAACATCAAGCTGATCACGCAGACCCTTGCGCTCTCGATAGATGAACTTCCAGACAGCGGGATCATTTACCTTGATGGCCCGGTGCAGTCCGTGGACTCGATCATTTATTACGACCTCGCCGGAAACCAGCAGGAGTGGGACAGCTCGCTCTACCAGGTCGACACCAGCGCCAACCCCGGGCGAGTCATGCCAGCCTATGATGAAGACTGGCCCGATGTGATCGATGACTACAACTCCTTCATCATCAACTATGTCGCAGGTTACGGTGACGCAAGCGCAGTCCCAGCGATCTTGAAACAAGCGATCAAGCTTTTAGTCGGTCATTGGTATAACCAGCGCGAGACTGTTTCCCAGGCGCAAAGCTACGAGGTTCCCTACGCGGTTGAAAACATCGTGAAAATGTTCTCTAGGGGGACAGTCAACTAATGATCAAAGCCGGTGAATTAACCCAGAGAATAAACCTCCAGCGTGACGCTGGAAACTCCGTCGATGACTACGGACAACCGCAGCGCCTCTGGGGAACATATCACACGACCTGGGCGAGCGTGCGCCCGCTTTCCGGCAGGGAGCAGGAGCAGGGAGCTGCCCGCCAAGCGGTGATCTCGCATCGGGTGCGTTTGCGCTACAAGAACGGCGTCCTTCATGGGGACCGGATTTCGATGGCTGGCGGCAGAGTCCTCGAGATCGTGAGTGTCAGAAACATCGATGAGGGTTCGTGGGAACTTGAGATTGATGCCATTGAAAGGAGCGCGTGATGGGAAGACCAAGGTCATCATCCACGAGCTCAAAAAACTCCAGCAGAATTTACATTGAGGCGAGCTCCCTCAAAGGAATCCTGCAAAACATGGAGCACATTGATCGTTACATCAAGAGGGTGGCGCTCGGTCAAGCTTTGGAAGCTGGTGGCGAAATGATTCTGGATGTTGCGCGCCAAAAGGTGAAAAAAGCCAGCGGGCACCTGTCCAGATCGCTTGGCATGAGAAAAAAGATTGTGCTCCAGACAAGGGCGCAATACAGCTACGCGGTCATAGGTCCGATCAGAAGGAGCTACACCGCAGCAATGAAAAGACTCCAGATGAATCGGTCGCAAAGAAGAAACTCAACACCCAATGAAGTGGTTAACAGCGCAACTCAGTATAGTCATTTTGTCGAGTACGGAACCTCTCCGCATCCCATCGGGAGCGGAGATGTCACCAATTACGACTTATCGATGCGCAAGGGTAAAAAGTATCAAGCCAAGGGTGCCTGGCATCCGGGCGCAAAACCTCAACCTTTCCTTCGTCCAGCATACGACGAGAAGAAAGACCTTGCGATCAAGGTCATGGGTGAGATTTTGGCAGATGCTGTCGAAAGGGGTTCCGCATGAGCGCAAGCAAAGCACTCCGGGCCCGACTGGTGGATGATGCGACCATGACCGGACTGGTCGGCACCCGCATTTATCCAGGGCGAGCCCCGCAGAATGTCAAGCTCCCCTACATCGTGTACCACCGGATCAGCACCGTGAGGGCGGCGACCCTTGATGTCGGCAATGCCAAGGTGCCCGAGGTCAGGATGCAGTGCGATGTGATCGCCGCCACCCAGGCGGAAGTGGAAACAATTCTGTCACGCATGCGGGTCGTGATGGACAATTTTCGCGGCACCTCCGCAGGGGTGACCGTGCTCGGCGTCAGTGTGGATGATGAGCAGGACCAACCCGAATTTTACGAAGGGTCGGACACCGTGTTTTATCATTCGAGTTTGGATTTTTCCATCATCTATAGGGAGGTATAAAGCCATGGCAGCAGTAATCACCAGCGGAACAACCTTGACCATCGGTGGCACATCGCTCACCGGGGTCACTGACATCACCCCACCGAGCTCGACTCGCGGGATGATCGACACCACCCATCTCGGCAGCGCCGACCATGCCAAGGAATATTTCCCAGGCATGATCGACGGCGGCGAGTTGTCAGCGACCGTGATTGTCGGCGCTGGCGCTGGCATCAGCACCATCGCTGGATATGTCGAGGATTATGGCGCGACCAAGGCCTGCGTCATCACCCTTGCTGACACCAGCACCGTGTCATTCTCAGGGTATGTGACCAAGGTCCAGATCGATGGGATCGCAGTCGGCGACAATGTTGTCAAGGCGACTGTGGGCGTGAAACCAGTAGGGAAAATTACCTACGCATTTGATTAAGGAGATTCACATTTTAGACAAGGCGAAACTACTTGGCGCAGGGAGCGCCTACAAGCTCGGGGAGATCGAGATCCCCGAGCTCGGCGGCAAGGTGTTCCTGCGGGTCATCTCCTCCAGGGAGCGTGACCAGCTTGAAAGCGAGATTTCATCGGGCAGCAAAAGCGGGAATCTCTCAAACATCCGCGCCAAGCTGGTGGTCAGGTCACTCTCGGACGAAGCGGGAAAAAGGATTTTCTCCGATGCCGATGTGGAACTGGTCGGGGACATGCCAGCGCCTCTTGTTGGCATCCTGTTTGATGCCTGCGCTCGGCACAACGGCATGACTGGCGGAGCAGTCGAAGACGCCAGAAAAAACTAATCGAGCGCCCTGCGCGCCGGTTTCTTTTCCGGCTGGCGGGGCACTTGAAAAAGACGGTTGCGGAAATCCTCGACGGCATGGATGCCGCCGAGCTCACCGAGTGGATTGCGTTCTCCACGATCGAGCCCTTGGATGCGGACCGAGCAGACATTCACGCGGCGCAGATCTGCAGCACCACGGCGAATGTGTGGCGGGCTTCAGACAGCAAAGCGATCGAGGTGAAAGACTTCATCCCGGACTGGTACGGTGAGCAGAAAAAAACCGACAACTTCGCCGCGTTCAAGGCGTGGGCGATTGCGATGGGATCAAAAAAATAGGGGATCGACATGGCAAAAACAATCGGGTCGCTCAATGTTTCGATGGGCCTGTCGATCACCGATTTCATCCAGAACCTCGACAAAGTCAAGGAGGACATGGGTAAACTGGAGGCCGTAACGCAAGCGGCCTCGCAGCATTTTGACCGGGATGTCGCCGGGGTCATGGGTGACGCCCTGCATAAATTCGCAAAGAGTTCAAAGCTCGGGGCCGATGATGCCCTGGCGTTTGCGGTCAACCTCAAGAAGCTAGGTCTTGACGCTGATGGCATCACCAGCACGCTGGAGAAGTTTGGAAAATCCATCGGGAGATTTGCCAAGAACTCGGGCGAAGCGTCCAAGGCATTCGCCGGGGTGCTTGGAAAAATCGGGCAAAGTGACAAGGTTCTGCTCCAGGATATCCAAGCGCTGGAGTCGATGGGGGTCAAGGCATTCGACGCTCTTGCCAAGGAGCTCACCAAGGTCGAAGGCAAGGCGGTCACGACTGCGGATGTCATGAAGCGGATCTCATCGGGTGCGATCAGTGGTGCCGAGGGTTTGAAAGCTTTGACGGTTGGCTTGACAGCGGTCGTCGAAAAAGTCCGAGACACAAACACCGCAGAATATGTCGCCGAAACCAAGAGATTGAAAACAGAATCCGACTTAGTCACGAAGTCGCTTGAGCTCCAAGCTCGTCAGATGAACTTGGATTCTGGGGCAACTAAGAAACTCTACGACGAGATGGTAAAGCTTGAGCAACAGGAAAAGATCCTGATAGAGCTTGAAAACAAGGCGAAGGGCATAGTTCCTCCGCCAAAGATTGACACCAATACGCCCGAATACATATCGAACGCAATCAAGCTGAAATCTGAGACGGACCTAGCGACTAAGGCTCTTGAGCTTCAGGCCCGTCAAATGAACATCGATTCGGGTGCCACCAAGAAGCTTTACGACGAGATGGTGAAACTTCAGGAGCAGGAACAAAAAATAATTGAGGCTGAGAACAGGGCGCGTGGAATTCCTCCACCTCTTCCAGTCATGCCTCCACCTCTTCCTGGTGAAAAGATCGCCGCTAAAAAGACTACCGACAATGACAAAAACAAAGAGTCTCAGGCCAAGGTAAGACTCAGCCAGTTTCTCACTCATGTCGAGACTAAGATCACCTCTGCGGCGAGCTCAATCTATAACAAAGTGATCAACCTGGTAACCAACCCGATCACCGTGATCAGCGGGGCGCTTGCTTCTTACGGGGTCTATAAGATCTACGACCGCGCGGTGATGGCATTCGCTAACACCGAGGAGATCCTGACCCGGATCAAGGGCCTTGCTGGCAATGCCGGAGCGGCTGAAATCGGCAGCGCAATGAACGAGATCGCCAATCAAGGGCGCATCGCCCAGGAAGCGGTCGGGAAGCTCGCCACCGGGTTTTTGACTCTCGGGGTGTCCAGCTCCGACGCTGCGAGGATGCTTAAGTCGTTTGGGACAATTTCCCAGGTCGCCGGGTCTGGTGCGGGTGATGTGTTTGCAAAGCTCGGCGAAATCAGTCAGTCGATGATCAGGACAAGCCAGGTGCAGTTATCTGATTTTGAGCAGCTCGCCGCATTGGGTCTACCAGTCTATGAGGCGCTTGCGCAGCGTCTTTCCCAAGTTGGCCAAAGAGCGGTCACGGCTCAGCAGGCTATGGATTTACTTAG